TGGATCCGTGTATGTATTACGTTCTCTAACATGTACTTTACCAACATACGTAGCATCTGATAATCTAGTACGATCCAATTGTAAATCTTTAATGTGTACAGCAATACGCGGCACACTTTGTATGGCATTTTCGCTGTTTTGTCTAATAATGGCCGCGGCTTGTCTATCAGGATCACCGTAACTAACAGGTATCTGATGCAGAGTACCGTCGCCATATTTGACTGTAAAGTTACTAAACAGCCTAATAGTTTGTACCAAGTATCTGCGGATTTGTCCGTCGTAAAAAAACTGCATTATAGATCCGCCTTAGGTTTAAGTGCTGTAGACAACGGTTGACGTTCAGTAATAGTATCACCGCCGATGACGTTTGTATTAGTGTTGTTAATAAAGCTAGTTTTCAATGTCTGACGAGTGTCGGTATTTGTCATTGTCATACGTACACTATCTTCAACTTTAACCCAGCGTGTTCCATCAAACCTGAATAGTCTGTTTGGCATAAAATCTGTTCTCAAGAAATAATCATTATTCTCAGCACTTGCTGGAAATTGTATATCTGCGCCAAAGTTTGGAATGCCATTAGATGCGGCACCGTCACCTAGCAAGTAACCTGTATATCCGCTACGTGTTGGAGTTCCGGCAATGTCGGCAGCAGTAGTATCGATACCGCTAGCATCTATATCTGTTTCATCGGCAGTTTTAATAATAGGTTTGCCATTGGTAGGATCAACTGCCAAGGTATAAAATTGTTTAGTTTGATAACCGCTAAGTGCCGCATCGGACTCTGCTTGATTAATAACTGCTTGATTAATTGCTAGATCTTTAGCACGAGTACTAAGGATATCTTGTATAGTGGGGCCTGATGGATTATCTGCATTGGCCGGCAAATTAAGTATGCTGGCGAACTGCTGACTATCTGTAATTTTTGTACATTTTAATCTGTATAGATGCGGATACCAAGTAGGACTAAATCCTTCGCTAGCACGAGCTACATCAGTAATTTGATAGTAACGCGGCATTGTCACATCGAAATCATTTAATGCGAAATCGTCACGCAAGTGTGGAAGTTCAAATACATCACCGCTTACTGGTTTGCGACCGATATATTTGATAAAATCATTAATATGCACAGTCATGTAAATTGTATCGTTGTCGATAAACAAGCCAAATTGACTTAAATTAAAGTCGATATTTTGCACATTATACCACCCGCGTAATCTGTAAATTTCAGGGTCGTATTTTCTATCGCGATTTTCCAACAATAACATATCTTGTATGTTTGTTACGCTATCAGTAGCATAAGTTGGTTGTGCCGCAGTAGCATTAGCGGAGCTGGTATTTGCTCCTATGTACTTGTGCAGATAAATGTCTGTACCTCCAAGCTGGAACATTTCGCTAGCTTGGCGATCCATAAACTTATAGTCTTGCCCTCTTTCGGGCTTATATAGAGATATTCGTGGCATAGTGATATTTATCGTATGATAAATATGAGTGGAGAAACCAATATGGCCGATATTTACCCTACAGACCCTGCCCTTACAACTGCAACAGCCGAGCGAAATAAAGTTTTTGACTATGTTAAAAACATGTTAGGCAACGGCATGGTTGAAGTAGAGCTTGACCCAGTACACTATGAAACAGCTCTTAACAGGGCTATTGCTAAATTTAGGCAACGTAGCCCAGGCGCAACGGAAGAAAGTTACTTGTTCTTAGAACTATTCGTAGATCAAAACGAGTACATTTTACCTAATGAAATTATCAACGTTCGCACAGTATTTCGTCGTAGCGTAGGTAGCAGAACTGGCCAAGGCGCTGGTGGCAGTTTATTTGAGCCATTCAACTTGGCCTATACAAATACCTATTTGATGAATAGTAGCCAATTAGGCGGCATTGCTACTTACGAAATGTACAGTGGCTATCAAAAATTACTAGGACGTATATTTGGTAGTTATATCGAGTTTGCTTGGAATCCGACTAAACACATGCTGACTTTATTACAGCGTCCATTCGCCCAGGGCGAGCAAGTGTTAATTCGTACAGATAATTTCAGACCAGATTTTGTCATATTGCAAGACATGTATGCCAAACAATGGTTATACGATTACACCTTGGCTACCTGCAAACTAATGCTAGGTGAAGCACGTGGTAAATTTGCCAGTATCGTAGGACCACAAAGTGGTACACAATTAAACGGTAGTGCGCTCAAACAAGAAGGCGACAAAGAAATCGAAAAACTTGAAAAAGAATTGGGCGATTTAGTTGCTGGTGGACAGCCGATGACCTTTATTCTTGGCTAACAAATATCTTGACCTTGTAATAAAACTGTTATATACTAGAGTTACTTTCAGGAGGCTCTATGATTATAGGTGTGTGCGGTTTTATTGGTTCGGGCAAAGATACTATTGCCGATTATCTTACTAACTTTCATGGTTTCCGACGAGAAAGTTTTGCCAACAGTCTTAAAGATGCAGTAGCACAAGTGTTTGGTTGGGACAGAACTATGTTAGAAGGCCGCACCAAACAAGCCCGTGAATGGCGTGAACAAATCGATCCTTGGTGGGCCGAGCGTTTAAAAATGCCTAATCTAACTCCCCGATTAATGCTTCAGCTATGGGGTACAGAAGTATGTCGTCGAGGCTTCCACGATGATATTTGGATAGCCAGTTTAGAGAATAAACTACGCAATAGTACTGACGATATCGTCATTAGCGACTGTCGTTTTCCTAACGAAATTAAATCAATCAAATCCGCCGGCGGCATTATAGTATGGGTTCGCCGAGGTGAATTACCTGATTGGTATGATGATGCCGTTAATGCAAATCGCGGAGAAGCTGGCAATTTTTCATGGGCTACTAGTCGCAGTAGGTTAGAAAAAATCGGTATTCATGCTAGTGAAACTGCTTGGGTTGGTACCGAGTTTGATGCTGTATTAGAAAATGACAGCAGTATAGATGACTTGTTTGCCCAAGTTAAAGATCTGGTACAAGATCACCTTGCTTCCAACGAATCCCTTCTTTATGCAGGACCCGCTGACAGTTTGCACATACCGTCTTGAGATTAGTGTGGACACAGTTATTTAAATTACTGTCCACATGAAATACTGAAAATACTTCTTTATGCGGGCTTTTAAAACCGCATTTATCGCATGTATTCTTCATCATATAGCCCGCTTGTTGCCATCGGGCTATTTTTACGCCTCGTAAACAAGCACCGCACTGACTTCTATAGTACGGTTGCCCTTCTTTATAATAATTAATGGCTACAGGCCCACGGCCGCATGAACAAAGTGATCGCATGTAATATTTAAGCCTTTTCTAAACCTTTCCAAAACTAGTTATAGCGCCACAAATTAACCAATTATCTATAAATACATATAGGAAACTTGTATTCACCGGAGATCACAATATGGCCACACTCGGTTCACCAGGCGTAGCGGTTACAGTAGTAGACGAATCGTTCTACACACCAGCAGCCCCAGGGACAACACCTTTAATTTTTGTTGCAACCCAAGAAAATAAAACGAATTCAGCAGGTACTGGAACAGCTCGAGGTACCTTAAAAGCAAACGCAGGCAGTGTATATTTAATGACCAGTCAAATGGACTTGGGCAATACATTCGGCACGCCTTACTTCCAAACTGATGCTAGCAATAATCCAGTTCACGCAGGTGAGCTGAATGAATATGGATTGCAAGCCGCTTACAGTTATTTGGGTGTAAGTAGCCGTGCTTATGTTGTTCGTGCAGATATTAACACAGCACAATTAGTTGGAACAAGCACAATTCCAGCAGGTAGTCCAACAGCAGGAACATATTGGTTCGATACTACAGATACAGCATTTGGTGTATTTGAATGGAACGCTAATGCCGCAACAACAACTGGCGGACAAACATTTACAAATCGTGTACCAGCAGTTATCAACGATACTACTAAATTAGATTCAGCTAATAGTTATGCACCGTTATCAAGCATTGGTGCAATTGGTTCTTATGCTATAACAACATATTCAGGTGCAAGTCAGCCTGTACTTAGCAGACTATGGTATAAAAACTATTCAGGTACATGGGTACAAGTTGGTTCAAATGCTTGGACAGCAAGCTGGCCGACAGTTACTAGTACAAAATCATTGCAGACATTAACATCAACTAACAAGTTGACAATATCTCCAACATATAATGGTACTGCTCCAAGCATTAGTGCAACTCCTAGTGCTACTACTGCACCAAGAACACTTACTACAACTGCTACGGCGGCTACAAACAATTTAATTTCAGCTACAAACACTTTGGCTGCTGGTGATATTGTTTCATTCAGCGTAACTGGTAACGGTATTACTGCAAACACAGCATACTATGTATTGTCAGCGAACTTGTCAAGCAGTGTTTTTGCAATTAGTTTAACAGCTGGAGGTACTCCAGTAACTTTAACAACTGCTTCGTATGCGGCAACTGGTACAGTAACAACTACTAGCGGAACCCCATGTAACGTAATTACAGCTACACAAACTACCCCATTACAAGTCGGTGATCCAATCGTGTTTGGCGGAACAGTATTTGGTAATATTGTTTCAGGTACAACATATTATGTTATTTCTGTTACAGGCAACTATTTTGCAATTAGCGCATCAAATGCTGCCAACGCACAGCCGTTCGTATTAACAACTGCATCCGGCGCCTTGATGACAGCAGTAGAATCAGAAACTACAGTTACAATCACAGGTGTTACAACATTTGCAGGATTTGTTACTGCACTTACTGGAAAAATTCCAGGCGTTACTTGCTCTGTGAATAGCAACAATCAAATTTCAATTTATTGCGATGGAACTGTTGACAAACTAGTGATCCAAGGAACAGCGGCAGCTGACTTGGCCTTACAAATTGGTCTAACATCTAGCGATGGTAGTTCAGCAACTTACTATTCTCCGCTATTGAGTATTCAGGCACACACCAGTGTACCAGCATACAAATTAACAGATTCAAGTCCACGCCCAACAGGCAGTATATGGGTTAAATCAACTTATCCTAACTTGGGTGCAAACTGGGCTGTTTGGTTATACAATACAACTACAGCGGCCTTCAGCCAACTAAATGCGCCGTTGTATCCAACTAGTTCAGCCGCAACTTACGGATTAGATCCAGCTGGTGGCGGACTTAACATTGCAGTTGGTTCGTTGTATGTAAAATATAATGACAGCGAATACAGTGGTCATGGTACAAATCCAACTGTGGTAGATTTTAAAATCCACCGCCGTTTGAATTCAGGACCAACTACAATAACAACTGGTATTATTAAATCAACAACATTTACCAGTGGTACAAATACATTTACAGCAATTGAAAGTGTCGTAGGTTCAGCATATCTAGGCGACTATACAGTATCAGGATCACAAGGTTCTGGAAAAACTGTAACATTTACTGCTACTGCTAGCGCAACAGCAGATGCTATCGCATTTGCAGGAGCAATTAACAGTGCTGGATTTACAAACGTAACTGCTAGTGTTAACAGCAGTAACCAAATTGTTATCACCCATGCAACTGGCGGAAGCGTTCGCTTTACAGACGGAACAAATACTCCGTTGGCTAAGTCAGGGCTTGTTACAGGAACAACTGCTAATTTCTATGCTGTACCAGCAGGTGAAACAACATATACATTTGGCCAAATGAGTAACTGGAAGACATTAGACACTAGTGTAACTGACGGTTTAACATACAGCGCAAGTGCCACAACTCCAACAACTACTACAGCTGATGGTCAATTATGGTATAACAATGTTATTACCGATGCAGATATTTTAGTTAATGATGGTACACATTGGAGAGGTTTCAACAATTATAACTTTACTGCACGTACTGGAGCCGCTTTCAATTACGGCCAAACAGCAGTAACTCCATACGCTACTACTAATGCTACAGACCCAGCTGGTCCAATAGTATCAAGTACTGCTCCAACATTACAGTCAGACGGTACTGCACTAGTACAAGGTGATATCTGGATCGATTCAAGCGATTTAGAAAATTATCCTAAGATCAGTGTATGGAACGCAAGCAGTGTAAAATGGGTAGCACTAGATAAGACAGACAGCACAACTGAAAACGGTATTATATTTGCCGACGCCCGTTGGAACAGCACTGGATTAAACGGTACTCAAGATAGTATTATCACTATGATGAATAGCGATTTCTTAGATTACGATGCTCCAGATCCTGCCAAGTATCCAAAAGGTATGTTGCTATTCAACTTACGTCGTAGCGGATATAATGTTAAGAAATATGTACGTAACTATGTTAACGTACAAGGTAAAAATCCACGTAGCTGGACCAATGAAAATCAAACAGCGTACTTTGCAAATACATGGGTAAGCCAAGCGGCTAACCAATCAAACGGTGCAGGTACATTTGGTCGTAAGAGTCAACGTGCAGTTGTTGTACAAGCGTTGGCAGCACTAATTTCAAGTAATCAAAATATTCGTGATGAAGATTCATTAACATACAACTTGATTGCGGCGCCTGGCTATACAGAACTTATTGACGAAATGGTTTCATTAAACTACGATCGTGGTATTCAAAGTTTTGTAGTTGCAGATACACCAGCACGTTTAACACCAGATGCTACAAGTTTAAGCAATTGGGGTAATAACACAGCTAAGGCATCGGGTAACGGCGAAACAGGTTTAACTACAACAGATCCATACTTGGGTGTATACTATCCATGGGGCTATTCAACTGACAATAAAGGAAACAATATTGCAGTTCCACCAAGCCATATGATGTTGCGTACAATCGCTCTAAGCGACAATGTTTCTTATCCATGGTTTGCACCAGCAGGTACACGTCGTGGCGGAATTACAAATGCTTCAGCAGTTGGATATGTTGATTCTACAGGATCATTCCAATCAGTAGCATTAAACAGTGGACAACGCGATACACTAGCGGCAGTTCATGTTAATCCTATCACATTCATTAGTGGTACAGGATTAGTTGCATACGGGCAGTACACGCGACAATTAGCGGCAAGCAGTTTAGATCGTATCAACGTGGCACGTTTAGTAATTTTCCTACGTCGTCAATTTACAGTATTGGCTAAACCATTTGTGTTTGAACCAAACGATACAATTACACGTAACGAAATTAAAAACTCAGCAGAAAGTTTGTTGTTAGAATTAGTCGGACAACGTGCTATCTATGACTACTTAGTAGTTTGCGATACATCAAACAATACCCCTGCTCGTATAGATCGCAGTGAATTACATCTTGACGTAGCAATTGAACCAGTAAAGGCAGCGGAATTTATTTACATTCCGATGCGTTTAGAAAATACTGGCGCAATCAAAGGTCTATCAAAGTAACGGAGAAAATATAACATGGCAATAGCGGCATTATCAAATTTTACAGTACCTTTAGCGTCAGACCAAAGTGCTACCTCACAAGGTATGTTGATGCCGAAGTTAAAGTATCGCTTTCGAGTGAGCTTTGAAAACTTCGGTATTAGTACACCTACAACTGAATTAACTAAACAAGTTATCTCAGCGGCTCGTCCTAACGTACAGTTCGAAGATCAAGTAATTCCAATTTATAATAGTCAAATCCATTACGCTGGAAAGCCTAAATGGCAAACTATTCAAATTAAATTGCGTGATGATAGCACTGGCGCTGTTAGCAAGCTAGTTGGCGAACAAATGCAGAAGCAGTTTGACTTCTACGAACAATCAAGTGCGGCAAGTGGCCAAGACTACAAGTTTACATTACGTATTGAAATGTTAGACGGTGGTAATGGTGCAAGCACACCTAACGTGCTAGAAACATGGCAATGTTATGGTTGTTATGTACAACAAGCCAACTACGAAGCTATCGATTATAGCCAACAAGGCCCAGCTGAAATCACATTAACCTTACAAATGGATAATGCTGTACAAAGTCCAAATGGTTCAGGTATCGGTAATGCGACTTCAGTACGTCCAGCTACTCCAGGAACATTAGCAACTGGTGGCGGCGCAGGTCCACGTTAAACAAAAGCTCGCTTAGGCGAGCTTTTTTATAGGCGTTCATTAAGTACACAGTTAATGAATGTAATAAATATAGTATGGCAAATCAAAACTCTGGCTATCTTGGCAATAATAACATAGGACCCGATCTTCGCGACTGGCAACATGCCGCGAGGATGTTTACTGATAATAATCAATCTTACGGTCCTAAACAAAAATTCTTATTCCATGTTGCAATAAGCATTAATCCAAATGCAGTGAGCACACCTGTACTAGTTAACAACTATAAAAATGTTCTAGGAATGTTAGTTAAAAATGTAACATTGCCTAAATTTACCATGCAAGTAGATAAGGTTAACCAGTATAATCGTAAAAGAAATATCCAGCAAAAAGTTACCTACGAAGACACTACGATTAAATTCCACGATGATAACATGGGATTAATTAATTTAATGTGGCAAAACTATTTTAATTATTATTACTCAGATAGTTCCAGCGCCAGAACACCAGGCGCATTTAATCAAACAGCAAATAAAAAATTTAATTTTATAAGAAATGCCTATGGTTTAGATAGCGGAAGTTCCGGTTCGTTTTTTAATTACATCACAATATACCAAATG